CAATAGTTTCTAGCAAAGTAGACAGGATCTGCTTTGCACTTTAAGTATTCTTTAATTTGATCTTGGGTAAAGTTGATGGGTACACCAACTTTCTTTAGATTGGGGTTACCAAGATAAATTTCAGTTTGCTTTAATTTAGTCATATCACCACTTTGGTGGATTATGTGGGCACTTCATCCCAGGCAATAAAGTTTTAAGTGGCATAAAGCAACCACAAATTTTACATTGCTTTGTAGTTGATTTAAAGTATTCGCACTCTTGGCAAATTTTATACTTCTCGTCAGATGTCATAATAAGAATAATCTTTTAATTATTTATGATCTAAGGGATCACTATCCATTAGATCTCCTAATCTCCTTTCCCAAGTGTCTCCACTGGTTGAACCTTTGCATGGATTGATACAGGTATCATCTCCAAACTTATTACAAACTAATCCTGCAAGATCATGTGGGTCTCCAACCTTTTGAGTTCCAGACCAATAATGTTGACCATCAATCCAAGTTGCCCCACACTTAGGGCATATTTTGGTATCCATGAGAATACTCCGAAAGGGAATATTCTATTTAGAAAAATGGTATCAGGATGTAACAATACTTACTTAATTTATGTTAAGTGTCAGCAATCCCACGCACGAAGGGACTTATTGATCCTTGAATCTGGATCACTCGCTGTCTTCTTACTTGTAAGTTTTTTCTTCATGCCACGCATCCGAGCACAGAAGGACTTTCTTCTCTTGTTGCCCTTCTCCTTGCTGGGTGCTTTCAAGTCGCTCCCAGGGTTCTCCCTCTCGTAGGACTTCCTGCCCTTCTCGTTGAGTCCACCTTCTTTGTTCTGACCAGATTTCTTTGTCCATGCTGCACCTTCCTCTAAGTTACAAAATTCTTTAAATGTTAACATCTTAGTATTCTTCGATAATTATGTTAAGTTCTATCTTTGCTCTAACCAGTTCAACACTGCTACTGCTGCTTTGTTGGTGTTTGGTGAAGCACAAACAAGAGTATAGATATCACTAACAGTTCCAAGAGCACTTCTACCAATCTGTAGAGATGCTTTTGTATCAAGTTCGATCAAACTTGAACCACCACCAATCGTAAATCCACCAACAAGATTATTGCCACCTGTATACGCAGTAGCACTAATATCATATTGAGTAATAACATTTGCATCTGTAGGATTAGTCCAAACTGCTCCAGTCAGGGTTGCATTCTCTACCAATCTCCAAAACACATTAGTATTATCGTTAGTTGCTACCTGAAGTGATCTAGGCAAAGCAACACCTTGAAGTGCAGTTGGTTTCAATCTAATACTCATTACTGGATAGAAAGTGTTTGCGTTAGTCAAAGTTGTCCCAGTAATAGCATTACCACGACTGACAAGAGTTCCTAGTTTCTCTGGCTCACCTTCTTGGGTGAGAGAGTTAGACCCCTGATGAAGATAATGTGTGCCAGCAGCACCAGTTACGTTCTCAAGTTCTAAACGAATTGGTAAGAATGGAGTAGCACACCAAACAGCATCAATAACGTTAGCATTTTTGAATTTGTGAATGGTGTGAGTTTCTCCACCAATCGTATAACTAAAACTTACATCACCAGATCCATACCACTCATAGTCAATATTAACTAATTGTTGTGCTGTTGGATTGGCTGTAATCTGACTAGGACCAGTCCCATCTAACTTGTCTCCATTCCAATCTTCTCTGGGAATTCTTCTTTCTACTAAACTACCAGATGCACTACTACGAATGACACAATAGTAGTTGGTGCCATCGTCTTCAAAGAATACTCCATCAGTTTCGTTGAATATACCAAACCTTCTGCAAATACCTGCTACTGGTGCTTCCAAACGAATACCAAATGAGCACTGTGCTGCTCTACCAGGAATGTATCTCATTACTGTTCTGGTCTGTCTGATGATCTTATCACCAGCAGTGCCACCAACAGACATAATAACGTTTGATGTTGCAGCACTATGAGTTCCTGATGCTGTGCCGTAAGTTACCTCATCCCAAACATCAGTTTCTTTTCCGTACTGGAAAGTGTTGAAGAATACTGTTTGGAATGGAGATGTTTTAAATCTACTCTTTGAAGTAAATTGAGGTCTCCAATCCGATTGTTCACCCCAGTGGTCAGCAAGGTTTACAACTTCAAATAGTGACGTGCCGTGATGTAAGTATTCTTGTGTGTTCTTATTCCACTGTGCCATGTCTTATCAAGCGAGGTATGCTACGGGTGTTGCCCAAACTTCAGCAGTTGCACCTGTGGTTGCTTGGAGAGTTTCGTCGTACTCTTTTTTGATGAGCACTCTTTCTCCAGCAGCAACCCACAGATTATTGCCGTTGCTGTTAACAATAAGAACAGGAACAGTATTAGTATTAATTACAGATACAATAGTTGCATCTCCAACTAAATTTGCAGCTGCTTGGATATCTACAGATACCCCTTTTGTTTTGAGGATCATCTTACTAAGTTTTATTATTATTTATTATCTAGAAGACCTTGCTTAATAAGTTTGGACAACTCTGCAGTTGATCCAACAAACAGAGCATTATTGTTAGTAACCTTCTGCTTGGACTTAGGACCTTCTTCAAGATCCTGCATCTTCTGCTGTAATGAGATTAGTTTCTCAGTGGCGTCAGAAACGCTCTTAACTAACTGTCCAGCGACTTCATATGCTCTTGGGTGGTCTGTATTATTTGCCACGTCTAAGATGCCTGAGAGCGCCTCCTGACCCTTCTCAATGATGTCGTATAGCTGACCCCTAGAATAGTCGTAATCTTTTTTAATATCTTTATCGATATCAACAATACGCTCTGTTCTCTTCTTTGGTTTTTCTGTTTGCTCTGCAGGTACAATCTCTGTATCTACATTTAGGGCGTCTTCAATTCCTTCGTAGTTTTCGCTCATACATCCTCAAAGAAAGATACAGTTTCATTAAATCCAAAGTCATCACCTGAGATAAGAAGTGAATCATCAATTACATCAATGACTCCATCATTGTTCTTGTCTTCCAATGCCTTGGCAGTGACTTCATATTGTCTGTAACGACCTGGAACATTGAGGTCTGTGGATGTATATTCTTTTGTAATTGCCTTCTTGATAAGACCTGTATCTGAGGTAGGACCGTAGATATAAGTTTTAACTGTAAATCTTAAGGTGTATACCAATGCTCTTCTGGTATCAAAATCACCTTGGTAATCATCCTCAAATGAAATGTCATTCATTACAATAGGAACATCCTTGACAATTCCTGCTTCCTCAACTAATCTAATGCTGAGATTAAAGGATGGTTGAAAGTATGGTACAATCTGCTCTACAATTTGCAAGCAGTCATCTTGTGTTTTGCTCAAGATATTAAGTTCAAATTCCAGGTTGTATGGAACTGGAACATATGTTTTTTTAACTCCTTCTGCGTCCTCATTAGTCAAGCAATATTGAACAGGACTTTGTTTGCGAGAAGGATCATAACTCATACCAGTCATTTCAAATGACATCCTTGGTAGAGTGATAGCGTTTGGTCTTCCGAGATCAGGTTGCTCAGTTAGACGTGCAAGAAACTTCTGACGAGGACCATATGCCAAAGGAACTTTCATCCTCTGGTATACTGATCCATCCTCATTAAATTTACGAATTTCAAGATTATTAAAAAGCGTGCCAAATCCAACAACACACTTTCTAATAATCTGATTGTATTGATAATTACCTAACATAATTAACTCCTATTTCCAAATTCTCCAAATGGGTTTACTTCAGTAAAATCTAAAATCGAATCACCAGTATTCTCAAATTCAATGTTTTGAGCAAATGGATCTTCCATATCAAGTTCATCAAAGCTAGAAATATTTATAGAGAAACCAGATTCCTGTCCAGTCAATGTTTCTCCTATCTGATATACATTATAATCTGCAGTAGCAATTGGTGCTCTAAGTTCAATATAACTCTCTTTTGGAACCCATCTGTTTACCATTGCAGTAATTCCAGTAATAGATCCAACTACCATTTCTCCAATAGTAGGTTCTCCAGAAAGAGTATTGAAATCATAATAATACTTAACAATAAATCCTTCATTTTCTTGAGTTTGAAAAATATCTACACCAGCAGTTTCATTTTCATATTCGTACAGTTCACACTTAATTTGATAAGTATATAATGATCCAAACTGATAGAATGGAACTTCATGCTCTACAAATTTAATTTCAAATAAGTTATCAGTCAATGGGAAATATACAAGATCACCCTCTTGTGGTCTAGAACCAACTTCAATGTTTTCTACATTAACCATTTGAACGGCAATAAAATCTTGAAATATTTGCCTTGACATACTTAAAGTAATCTCATCAGTAGATCTGATTCCGAACTTAGTTAAGATATCTCCGTTTCCAGCAAATCCTTCAAAGTTTTCAAAGTATGCATATGTTAAGAATGAATCATCAAATTGAGAAATTACTTCCTCATTTAAAATAGTATCCTTACGAACTAACTTTCTTGGAATGTATAAAATATCCTGACCAAACATTTTAATGAACTCATCTACCAGCGATTGCTGGAGCATCTGTTCATTTCTAGTGCCGTGCCTAAAATAAGTATTCTTAGCCATATCATCCGATCATGTCTAGGGGTGGAAGTTCATACTTAGATGACATCTCTGATTCAATCTGCTGTAATTCTCCAACAGCATCGTCATAGAGTTGTCTACCATTCATTGTAATACCACCAGGCAGTTGAGCGCCTTGGAATTTAATCAGATTCTGACCCCACTGCCTCTTAATCAATGCAGTAGTATATAATTTTAAAAAGGGATCATTATAAATTTGAGTGTATGATGTTGGATCTAAAAGACGATAGCAATCGATAATTAAGTATGCACCCTCATCAATAAGATCTTTACCTGTATCAATGTACAAGCGATCCTGACGACGATTAAATCTAAATGGAATGACTGCTCCATTATTTAAAACCATATCTAATGTTTCAAGATATGATTTAGTCATGTAGTAACTAAGAATATCAACAGACCCAAACTGATAAAGATCATTAAGGAACAGTTGATATTCTAATCCAAAAAGATTGCTTCTGATGTTGCTTCCCTTGATTCCGAAGATCTTGTTTACACCAAGAACTTGTGGGGGAATATCAATGTAATTATTTCTTTCTACCCAGTCCCTTCCGTTGATGGTAGTAGTTACATCACCAGCACTTGTGCCAAAATTATCTACATCAGCAGAAGTAAACTGATACTTCAGGAACATTCTTTCTACGCCATCAAAATGACGCTCCTGAAATAGTTGAATAGCGTCATCAATCAGGTCATCAATCTGGTCATCATCGACGTTGATTTCCAGGACTGGTTTACCTAATCGACGTAAACAATATTCCTTTAACTCTGTTCTACTTGTTGGTTGCGCCATTTATACGCATTAAAAAGTCCTCTACTTTATTTAGCAGAGGACTAATTTATCATTCTTCGGGAGTTTCTTCACTCGTTTGCTGAGTCAGTTCAAGTGCTTGAACTGCACCGAGCAGTTTGAAGTACTCTTCTTTTTTAAGATTAATCTCTGTATCGAGTTCTTTAATCTTGTTGACACACTCTTCAAGTTGTGTCTTAAAGTTGTCGATCATTTCTGTTGTAGTCATATGTCTCCGTAATAAAAGTTCAGACAATTTATTTAGTCAGATAAAATTATAGTTAATCACAATCCGTGTGGACTGTGTTGGTTTACTGCTAGCATGATAAATCGATCCATCAAAAAATACACATCTACCTTGCTTTGGAGTAACTCTTTTTATTACTTGGTTACCATCAAAGAAGAACGTATCCCCATCAGAATCGTTCACATAATATAAACATACCATATGAGGTATGTCCATGTCAATATGGGGAGAATCATACTCTGTAGTTTTTGTAGTAGGAACCTGTAGAAAGGATCTCCCTCTAATAACAGTTCTGATTGAAATAGATTGCTTTTCACATGCTTCATATACCAAGGGCAATAGAAGACCCCAATAACCACTTTGGTATTTTGCTTCATGCATAAACAGGTGAGAAAATCCTAGGGTCTTTTCTGTTACATTTGTCTTGGTTAAATCATCATGAAATACCCAAGAAAATGAAGTATCGGAACTGATTATTTGATGAAGTAATTTTTGATAATTTTTACTGATGCAATCATCAAGAACTGTAATGTTGTTTACCATGTGAATGTATTAAATGTCAATCTAGGAGTTTCGGATTCCCATTTCTTTTCATCCCAATATGCAGAATGAAATAAACAGGATTCATAAAATATAAACCTATTGTATTGATGATATTCAGTGTGATACTTATTCCAATCTTTTTGAGATGAATCTGATAAGATGCTGTTACGATATGAATACTGTTGAGAATACTCTTCTCCAGTTTTATATCGATAGAAAGATGTACCAGTAATATTACCTAATACTTCTTCATCGGTGTTTAAACAACATAGTCCTGCGTAGTTGACTTCATCAATATGAGGAAGAACTTTTCCTATAGTATCGTATGCTTGGAATGAAAAAATAGGAGCAGAATAGTTTACTCTATAATCCTGATAATGTGTTTCTTTAATCCATCTAGTAAAATCTAGAAACTGAAATAAATTTATACCTGTCCTATGAATATATCCAGGATTAGAATGTTCTCCTTCTTTAATGTACTTACATGACAATGCATAATCTCTTACTTGATTTGGAAACAAGAAAAAATTATCAACGATGACAAGTTTGTTATTTGATTTTCCAATATACTTCTCAGATACTTTTACGTTTTTGTTAATTGAAAATATCTGAGGATCAATTACTTCCACCATATCCATCCAGTTAAAATAAATTTATCTTCAGTTTGAGATATTTCTCCCTTATGTAGGTGTGTATATCCAGCAGGGAAAATAACAGTTTTACCTTTCTTAGGTTTTACAGTATAGTCCTGGTGATAAAACATAGTTCCACCACCATCTTCAATATCATTTAGATAAGTCATGAACACCATCGCTCTATCACATGCACTCATTTGTGCAGCATCAATATGCCACTGATAGTATCCTTCTCCTGGTTTGTACCATTGTATCTGTGGTAAATGTCTGGAGACAAATGTTCCACCAAACTCAAAGAATCTATATTTCTCTAAGTACTCATCTACAAATTTATTCAGTTCATTATGATAATGATCCCATCTATATTTTTCTGGAGGACCAACTTTGTCTGCATCTTGCAACCAAAAATCAGTGCTCTTTTTTACATCGGGTTGAGATCTACCAGCAGGACCAGATTTACCTGGGTAGGTTAATTTTTTATCATGAGCATCCCAGAATAGATTTAACAAACTATCACATATAGTGAGATCTGATAATTGATATTCTTCTATAAATGTAGTCATACAAAACCAAGTTCCCTATAAATTCCGTATTCTTTTTTTGATACTGACATAGAATCTGTTAGATCACCAGCAATACTTATTCTAACATCATTACCATTATAAGTGCTAGTTTGGTGTGGAAGAAAATTTGGGAACATTGTAATGTATCCTGGTTTATTTTCAACCTCAATAGTTTGTCTATGATCAAAAGGATTATGATAAATTGTATTAGTATTTTCTGTAGATATTGTAATATGAAAACCATACAGGATATCTTCATTTACACCATGAGTATGAAGATTAATCTTTTGCCCAGTTCTCATTACATTAAACCAAGATTGTGCATATAAATGAGAATGCCAAGAAGCATTACTAATTGTTAATATATCAGTAAATAACTCTAACAATTTATCCTTCATAAGTTTGACCATGTAATGATCAAAATCAAATACACTGAAGTATGGAAATTTAGAAGTAATTGAATTTTCCCCCAACCCAGTGTTTCCATCTGTAGATGGTTTATCTTTAAATCTATCTAAAAGATATTGTTCTTTATTTAAAAGATAGTGCTTTATTTCATTACACTGATATGGAGTAAAACATGCACCTTCAATCATCGTGTATGTAAACTCTGGTGCAAATGGATTATTTGCTTTTTTACTTTTAAATTGATAAACGTTTTTCATTTTTCTAATACTAAAATATACAATCCATTCCACCAACTATTTTCATCTTCTGGAATAGTAGTTAAAATTTTACGTTGGAAAAGAACCTTTAAATTTTCCTCTTCAATCAAATCATTAGCAGAATCTACAACCCCATCAAAATTTGCATCATCCAATACTAGGATAAATTTATCTTGAAGTAATGGTAAAATTGATTTTAAATTTTTATACTGATCCCAGTATTCGTGTCCAGCATCATAGAAAATAATATTTGGTTTATCGCAAATATCTTTATCGGTTAATTCTGCAACATCTTTATTTGCAAAGGACCATCTTGGATTCTGAAATTTAGATAAGAACTCCATCGCTGGATCTTTAATTGTAGGTAAAAATATATCATCTCTGAATGGTTTAATATCAGGATCTTTAAAATTATCTACAGCAAATGCTCTGATTGGATTGTTGTCCAATGCTGCATAGAAAGTACTTCCAGTATAACAACCAAGTTCGAGATAAACTGAATCAGAATATGAACAAAGATTATTAAGTAAGTGTCTAACCTTGTTTGATGTTAATCCTGGAATGAAGAATCTATCTTGGATAAAAGAACTTTCATTCTTAGATGCATTATCGATAGCAATCAATGCCCTATTGACATATTCATCTAAAGTTCTGTCTTCTTTCCTCAATCTAGATTGCACAACTGAATCACAATAGTTACAATCCCAACAATCAAACTTACATGATTTAATCTTCTCTCTCCATATGTCTATGGGTTTTTCTGTGATAGATGTATCTTCAATGTAAGAATTGAATTGAGGGAATAATAACTCATCATCATTATTCCATCTCTCAATAATATCCATAGATTCTTTAAGACGCATAGCATTTTCTCTACCATGCATTTTAAATACATCAATACCTAGATCGAACATTTCTTCCCAATCCTTTTTCCAAGGTGGAAGGTTTGCTGCTTTTAAAGAAGATGCAGGATCACGCTCATCCCAAAGAGAACAAGATACTCTACTGATTGTATCATTAAAATACTGAGGATTGTCAGGTCTTCTTGTTGTATTATAATGATAGTGTTCAGGCATAATTGGGCAACCTCCCCAACAACCTTCATTGGCAAGCATAGAAAATCTAACTGGTAACCCAATGCTTGCACAATATTCCTTTGCTTGTTTTAATCTCAACAACTGATCTTTGTCTCTCATAAGATCTCTATCAAGATTAATATAACTAAATCCTGCTTTCGCTAGAGATACAATATCATTTGCTTTAGATACTTCTCTAAGAATTGTATTTTTAATATAGAGATCTGGAAATGCTTTTTGGATCTGTCCAGTCAACATCCAAGTCGTATGGGGTAAAGTTACAATACGAACCCCACGTTCATACAAACCAGCAAAATTACCAATCCATACATCTAAGTTTTCTTGATTAGGAATTACGTGGGGGTTGTTGAAAGTAGCAGAAAGTGGAATACCAGTTTGCTCAGAAATATAAAGAGCATTGTATGTGGTAAATCTAATATCTTCTGCAAAAGTATCCCCCATTGCATCTTGCAAAAAAGGGGGCATACGACATGTGAAATAAAGATCAAAGATTAAATCTTTATGTTTGTTTAAAAATGGAATGAAAGTTTCAGTTACAAACTCCTCACTCAGCTTCGGATTGATTGGTAGAGAGAAAATCGCCATAACGGTCAATTACGTAATTAATAAATGCTGCTTCATGTTGCTCATCAATGATATGCTTATATTGTTCGCATAACTCTGTAATCTTTTCTACATTAACGTCAAGTTCATCAACGTCGTATTTTTTTGATACTTCAAAATGAATAATAGGTGCTACTTCTAAATGTCTCATTTTTTAGTTTCTCCTGAGGTAATCTTTGGTGGAACAACTTGATCTCCCAATTGGAACTGTTTAAGTTCTGGTTGAAGTTGTTTATTAATTTTATCTAGTCCACTTCCAATCATGGTAGAAAATCTAACAGCAATTTGAAGAGTTTGTATCTGATCCTCTTCAGGCATCATAGTGATAGATTCCATATTACCAGAACCGATCCTTCCATAAGAAACAATATCCATTGCTGCCTGTTTTCCTAAACGAGCAATCCAATATGCTCTTTCTTCATTATCATTAAATTCAGTAAAATATTTAATATCTTCTTCTTTACTTACATACTTTTTAATAATATCTAAGAAGATTTGCATCTCCTTTTGAGATTGATAATACTTTCTCTTCCATACAGTAATATCATAATCAATTTTACTAAGTTCAATTTCAATTACTTCTTTCTGAAGATCATCAGTTTCATTGTCATAATCTCTTTGAAGTATTTTCTTTTGAACTTCTGCCTTCTTTAAACTATGTTTAATTTCAACATAAGCATGATACCGAGTTTCAAGTTCTAAAAGTGCTTGTCGAGTTTTTCTCCATGGAGTCAACTGACTATCAGCAACAAAGTGTTCACATTGGTATTCGGTCATACCACTATTCATATGAAGTGCTCCTTCAAGCAACTTCCAATCTAGATCTTGAATATTAAATTCATCGATAAACTCTTGACTAAGTTTAATATCTTTTATGTTTGAATTGACGATATTAGTTCCATCATTCAAATAATCAGAAATTGTACTCATTTACATTGACCTCATACTCTGGTTTTCTTTCCCAATCGGTTTCAGATACAGTTCTGCCCATTTCAACTGCTTGAGCAGTAGGCATCATTACCCCGAGATAATCCTCGTACAAAATATTTATATCCCAAATGCTAGCAGTATTTTTAAACTCTTTTAACAGTGTTTGCATATTTACTAACATGGTTGAAA